CAGCATATGTTACTCCACTTAATGAAGCACTTAATGTATTTGTTTGATTAGCTAATGCATAACTATTTGTAACTAATGCACTGTTTAGTTGCTGTATACCTGCAGATGCAACACCACTGAGGCTTGCGCCGAGGGTGTTTGTTTGAGTAGCTAATGCATAACTGTCTGTAGCTAATGCAATGTTTAATTGCTGTATACCTGCAGATGCAACGCCACTTATTGTAGCACTAATTGTTTGATAAGACAGTGCTAATGCATGACTAGCATCTGCATATGCACTCTGTGCCGCTGCAATTACTGAACCGCTTCCACTATAATCTGCACTGAGCAACAGTTTAATGGTTGCAAGAGAGCTACTAGCATCAACATAAGCTGATGTAATTTGTGATATCTGTGCAGAGCCTGCATTAGCCAATGATGCAGAAAGAGTGTTTGTTTCGGACGCTAGCGCAGTACTACCGGTTACAAATACACAATTTAGTTGATTTATAGCAGCAGATGCAGTTCCGCATAGAGATGCACTCAAACTGTTATACTCTGACGCTAACGCACTTGATGCAGTAGCTTCAACACTTAATATATTTTGTATCACAGCAGATGCTGATCCGCCAAATACAGCACTTAAGATAGTTTCGGCAGTTGCAATTGCTTGGCTAGCATCGGCATATGCCGAATATATAATGTTTATCTGTGAAGATGAGAGAGAGCTGAAGTTAACATATAGTGTATCATATTGAAATGCTAGAGCATAGCTATCAGTTACAAATACTTCATTAATTTGATTAATTGCCGCAGTTGAAATGTTACTGATAGTAGCAGATAATAGATTAATTTGAACAGCTATAGCTGTTTCAGAGTTTACATAAGTGCTAAATGTTTGATTAATTGTTGCTGTAGCAATATTACTAATTGTGGTTTCAATATTAGTGATTTGCGCAGCAACGTCAGACGAAACTAGATTGATGATATCAATAGTTCCAGATGCGCCCCCTGATACAGCAGATAACTCGGCCTTTAAAAAGCTAATATCTTGAAGACTTGTCCATACGTGGTTACCAAAGTAATCTACTTGATAAATTTCTACACCGTTGGTAGCTGGATTAACTCTAACACTACCTATCTGTGCTGTTGTTTGGCTGTTAGATGGTAAGACGAAATTTCGTCCATTAACCACTAAATCTCCGTTGCCATTATCTACGTTAATTTCGTATGTCACTACTGTGTTCTCCGAACAAGCTTCACTCTATGGCTTATTTATTGTAAGCACTCTATTGTGATAGAAGGTTACAATTGTTGGATAATATTCCAGGTGATATCTTTTAGTACCGGAGTCCAATCTTTAAAATTAGTTTGTCTAAATAGTTGTACACTGTCATACCAAGGGCAATGTAACCAATCATTTGGACCCCATCTCCAGCAACCACTTTTTGGTAGCATACCAAAAGCTGATTTACCAAGTGCACCAGCTGTGTGCAATACACTGGTATCAACACTTATTGTCAAATCACACTGATCAATAATAGCAGCAGTATCATTGAAAGTTTTTATTTCAGGAGATGGCATCCAAAGATTTGGAGATTGATCTATTATCAGTTGTTCTTCTGATGTTATTGGGTTAACCTGCACACAGATAAAATCTGCTGGTAAATTGAACAATGGTGCAAATGTAGATAACGGCACGTTACGATGGCGATTGTTGCTGTGTTTTGGATTTCCTCCCCATGCAACTGCTATTTTCATTTTATTACGAGTTGGAAATCTTTTTGCCCACTCAACACGGTTAGATTCGATTGATTTAAGATATGGACCATTCTCAACTTGATGCACAAAGTTTGGAGCCATGCAATGCGGAATGCTCATTAATCCAACTTGGTAATCTATCTGATCTTTGAACATATCAGTAGTTGACCCACAATCATCTACTGAATCCATAGTCATTATAAAATCAACTAACTGTGCTGGCACCATAGCAACAACTCTAGCACCAAGATTTTTTAACCATTTACAGTAGCGTATAAACAAAATAGTATCACCGTACCCTTGCTCATGTAATACACCAATTGTTTTACCCGTTAGGTTTTCTTTACCTGTCCAAATTGGCACGTTTTTAATATAAAGTTTTTCTCTGCGTGGTTCGTGTAAGTCAAATCTATTTTCACTAAATGCCCAACCTTCTGCCCACTTGTTTTGTTTGATTTTGCAAATACTCATATTGTATAGAGCACTCATATTTTGAGGATTAATACTAATTGCTTTGGCAAAATCAGCATCAGCTTGCTGACAGTTATTGAGAATTAAATGAACCACTCCTCGGTTGTTATAGGCTTGATCCTCATGTGGGGCTATTTCAATTGCACGATCGGCATCTTTAACTGCATCGTCATACATGTCTAAATCTGTATGAGTTGAACAGAGATTTGCCCAGGTGTTATAGCAATTTGGATCTATTTTCAAACTACGGTTATAGCAGGCTATAGCCATATCATGTTCTTTTAGTGCTTGATATGCTGCGCCCATTGGCTGCCAACCTTTGATTGGATCTATTGTTTGAGCAGACATGGCATCTTGTATGCATTCTCTGTGTTTGCCTAAATTATAACGAACAATTGCTCTATTCAGCAGAGTGTTTGGTAGCTTTGGATCTATTTCAAGTAAGATATTACATAGAGCTTCTGATAACGTGTAGTGTTTTGCCGCTGTAACACCTGCTGCTAGATACTCAAGTCCTTCTTGAGATTTAGGCCACATTTGAGAAAACTCAATAAACAGCTTGCCCAAATCATTCCAACTTTTTAATGAAATAAGGCATGCACCTTTGCAGGTATACGCCCTAATTAAATTTTTATCTAGAGATAATGCATGCTCTGCAAATTGTAATGCTGTTTCATACTGTTTGAGAGATTGATAAGATATACTGATATTATACCATATCTCAGCATTGTTTGGTGAAATTTTTGATGCTTGCATCAAACATTCTATCGACTTGTTATAATCTTTTCGATGATTGTATATAACACCAAGTATGTGTAGAGCATCACTGTTCAGT